CATTACCGCCACCAGTAATAGCCTCTAATAGCAATGGATTAGAATCAATTAAACCAGCCCGTGCTGCGGTAGAAGCATCAATAATAAATCTGCGTTCTGAAATACTACCTTCACTGGCTAGTTTTTCCCGTTCCCAAGAAGCAATATCGTAATAACGTTGTTTATCTTCTGCTACTTGCACATCATCAAAATACTTTTCTAGTTCTTTATCTTTAACCAAATCATTAGCCTGCATCCAGTTATAGGCTGCAGCATTAAAATCGCCAGTGCGAGGAGCAAATATATAGGCTGCTTCTCCATAAGTTTTAATTAACTTGCGATTTTCTAAAGCCCAATTCTTCATCTCATCCGTAGATTTAATAAGAACCTTAGTTTGATTCTCATTGCGAGATACAGTATAAACAATTTTTCCAGGGTTTTGAGCAGTAAATATACTCAATGCCATCTCAAATGGGTCTTGAACATCATCGCCATACTTCTTCTGTATAGACTCTAGAATATCAAAAAACTCTGGGCGTAAACCATTAATACCTACATCTAGTAGATAGTCTGGAACTCCTTGACTTTCTTGGGTAGAAGGAGCAACTGGTGAAACTAATCCCAAAACAGAACGCATAAACAATATATTGTGTGCACTAATTCTAACGTTCTTTAAATAATCAGACTTCTCTTGATTAGAAGCATTGGGATTTAAATAAATACCATTGGCTGCATTGTATGCAATTGCTTGCATAGCAGCAGTAACTTCTTGTCTATCTTTTTCGTTAGGGTCTATCATTGTATAAAGTTTTGCTAATGTGCTTGGAACTATAGCCCTGCGAACTGTAATATTGTCGCCAATTGAACCTAATGCAAAGTTATCAAGATTCTCAGCAGTTTTTTGTGCTATTGGATTATCAAAATTTCCTAAGAAGTTTTTAATTCCTATAACACCAAGGGCTGCAATAGGACCGCTAAACTGTGGAACACCTGCTTCTGGAGCAAAAGAAGGGTTAGCCAACTCTAGTTTAAAAGTAAAGTCATTAAACAATGGTTGTTTGTATAATGAATCTGACTGTCCCGTTAGAACTCTAAGAGTAGTATCTGTTGCCTTAAAGATAACATTATCCATAGGCATCATTACATATTTCTTGCCATCAGCATCTTCATATACATCACCACTTGCATTAAGACCAACGTGGGCTAAACGCATACGATAAAGCATTTGAGGTGTAACATCTTTTAAACGATATACACGGCGGTAAAAATCTTCAGTAGCCCTATAAAAACGACCAACTGTGCGAACGGATAAAGCAAAGTTACTTCGGATTGAAGGGTTATCGGCATACTTAAGAACCTGGTCTACTGCTTCATTCATACCTATCTCAGCAAAACGTTTTTGTCCTAAAAGTTCGGCTCTTCTTTCAAGCATAGTAACTGCTTCAGGAGATTTGTATTTATCTGGAAAAGCAGCCTTTTGTTTAGCAACATACTGGCTAACCCATTCACGTTGTAAACCAGAATATGCTTTACGATATTTTAAATAAGTAACTGAAACAATAGGTTGACGAAGAATAGAAGTTAATTGTCTATCCATCATCTCCATCAAGTTGTTACCTACAGCCCTAAATGCTGAAGGAAAATCAGTAAACTCTTGGAAATCAATACGGGTATTAATAAAACCATCCAAAGGGAAACCCTTTGTTAGGTCATCAAATTCATCTATGTTTACAGATGCTGCTGCCCTTTGCCATAAACTAGTTTCTGTTTCAAGCGTAGGTATAATTGGACCTTTAAGAGTTCTACGTTCTTCTACCTTCATTAAAAGGTTATCGTGCTTGTCCCGAATGGAATTAAATAAACCTTCGTTATAACGACTAAAATCAGAAGTGCCGTGAAAAGTATTACGCATATCAATTAACATACCTTCAGCGTAAATACGGACTATCTCTTCATCAGGTAATCCTTGTTGACGATAAGTAACAGTGTCGCCAAAATATGATAAAAACTTTTGAATAGATGGCTCTGCGCCTTTTCTAATACGATATGCATTTCCAACAAACTCTATGCCAACACTCTGCATAATTTGTCCAACACCTCTTTTTAAATCATCGGGTGTTTTAAGAGCGCGGTTTTGAAAAAATACAGTAGCAGGTGCAACCCTAAAACCATCAACTAGTTCTAAAGCGCCGTGTTGACGAGGTACTGCAAAACGAATAAACCAGTTATCAAAATGAGCAATAGTTAAATATAGCGGGTCTATCTTCCTTAACTCATCTATCTCTATTTTTTTATAGTCGCCATATTCTAAAGTATCTTTTTTGCCTAGTCTACCCGCTTCACGCAATCTATCAGAAACTATATTCAAAGCACGGGTTAACTCAGATATGTTTATTTGACCTGTAGTAAAAGGCTCATCTAATTTACCACTAATAGTTTTAGCAGCAACAGAAGATGCCATTGCGCCAAGGGTATCTGGGTGATGAATCATTAACTCTGTCCACCAGGCTTTGTCTTCATCGCTTAAACCTTTAAGAAAAATAGCAGCACGTTCAGCAACTTGTTTGTTTAATGCAACGTGTGCTATTTCAGAAGGCGCTAAAGCCAAGTCATTAGATAGTTTATTAAGTTCATTTAAATCACCAATAAGATTATCAATAATAGTGTTGCGTTCTGCTAATGAAATTTCACTAACTGGAACTTTTGCACCAAATAATTTACGGAATTTATCGGTAATTAAAGGAGTAGCATCAGTTGAACCTGTATAAGCAGTAGTTCCCCGCCCAAACTTTCGTCCTGTTCCTCTAGCAAAACTCAAAATATCTTTAGCAGGTGCAGATATTGCATACATAAAACCTTCGTCAATTGCTGAACGAATACCTAGACGAGGAAAAAGAGTAAAGATGGACCAAAAATCTACAAAGTTACGGGCTAAACGATTTTGAGTAGCACCACCTACTGCATAAACAAGACTTTGTTTAGACTTTACCTGATATGCAACTGCAGCAATTTCTTCATAAGGCAATGGTGCAATAGCACTTGCCAACTGTGATGGTTGAATAGCGCCAGAGCGCAGTAATTCTGATTGTCCATTTTGAACACGCACAGTATGTGGGCTAAGTAGTTTAGCAATGTCATCAGAAATAGCAGTTCTTGAAGTAGTTGTAAAACCAGCACGTTCATTTAAGGTTTTACTTAAAATTTCTTGCATAAAATCATTACCCATAGGATTGCCGTGTAGTCCAGAACGCATCATAATAGCGCCATATAGGTTGCGGATAATGACAACTTGTTCATCTTCGCTAGATTTTAAAAACTTCTGTGTTGTAAACTCTGCTAAATCTCTACTTAAAACCTGTCTTGCCATATTGCGGAAAGTATCTGCTGTTTTAATAGCATTGTCACCAACCAAAATAAATTGTCCACCTGGATTACGAGCACCAAGTCTTCCTAAACCTAATAAAAATCTACGGAATTTAGAAACATCTTTTTCAATATCTAAAAGTTCATTAATTGCTGGGTTAACAGCCTTATCTACTTCTTCTCCAGTTTTATTTAAAACCTTAAATACTTCTTCGCCTTTAGCATTTAACTCATCCGTTGTTTTACGGACAGATAAAGCAGAACCTGTAGTTGCATTAAATACATCATCTAATATTTTATTAAAACCATAAGTTAAACGGCGTTGATTACGGGCTGTGGCTACACCATTACGTTTAAAAGAAATACCATCTAGACGCCCAGACAAAAGTAACATTGTGTTTTCAGCATCAGAAAATACTTCTTGGGCTTTTTCAGCATTAAACATTTTATTACGCACAAAAAAGTCAATTGCTTCATCGTTGTTATAGCCTGTATAACGGCGACCAATATACTTACGAATTACTGCTCTTTGAGCATCATCAGTAGCATCAGCCAAACGCTTTATGTCTCTACCTAATTGTTCATCCCATAATTTACGAACGCCATCATCTTGGAATACACGGGCAACTGCTGCGCCAGAAGAATCTCCAGCGTTCATCATCTTAGTAGCCATATCTGCTAGTTGGCTACCACGAGTAATGGCCTTAGATGTTCCACCAGTAATCCAAGTCAATGGGTCAATAATAATCTGATACATAAAATCAATAGCACCAGAAACATTTTTGGTTGTGCCATCAATATAATCGCCAGCAGGGCCACCATTTTTAGGTGGTTTAGTATCAAACATACGAGCAATATCTCTACCAGGAGATACTTGTGCGTATTTAGTTGCATCCATTACTTGTTTAAAACTATCAGGGTCATTAAATGCTTCAGTAACTGCATTAACAATACCTGGAGTCAAACTTCCATAGGCTTCTAGTATCTCGCCTGGACGTCTACCTTGCAATAATTGTTTAGCAACAAATACTTTTTCTTTGCCAAAATTATCTATAGTTTCTGCTAAAGCACCATTGTCATAAATATCTCTGCCGTCCCAAGCATCAGACCAAACCTTTGCATCAAAGATTTCTTCGCCTTGAGCAATTTGACGAGTAACTAAGTAAGGTGTATTTAATATACGATTATATGCACCAGCAACTTTAAATAATGAAATAAGTGGGCTGGCTAATACTTTGCCAGTAAACTTAAGCGCACCAACTGCTCTATCAGAAAAAGTTGGCGGTTCTTTCATATATTCAGAATTACTGTAAAAAAACTTAAGAGTTTCTTGAACGTCTGGGTCTAACGCATCGTATCTTTTGCGGGCTTCTTCTACCGATAAACGATTTAGTTCACGATTTTTCTTTATCGCCCAACTCATCTGCTCAATCTGATTATTTTCGCCAGGGGTCAAGTTTGCTCTTAAAGCAGCCGAATATAAATTTGGATTTACCTCTGCCACAACTGGTGCGACATAGCGCATTAGGACATACCGCCATCTAATTTAGCACGCATAATTAACTCTACTTCTCCAGAGTCATCAAACTGAACTAACTTTTGTAGCGTAGCCATTAAACTTGGTTTAGTTACAGGCAAGTCTAAAGAAAATGCAGCAGAACCAATACCAGGACCACGGTCAATACCAGCAGTGCCAGGTTCTTCAGGACGTCCAGTTGGCGCATCTAAATCAACTGGCATCTGTCGGACCATTCCGCCAGTCGGACTACCTTGCATTTTTGCTTTAGTTTGATTTTCGTAAACTTCTTTGCTTGTAGTTTGTCCATCACGCATACCTGGGATATAACGAGCAGGTTGAGTTGCTCTACCGCTTTGTCCATTGCCGCCAGTTGCTGAAACATTAGATGGACTATTCTGTGGTGCTGATGGTCTGTAACCGCCTCTTGCCATTAGTCTTCATCCTCTTCATCTAAATATTTATTTAATTCTTCTTCAGTAGGTGCTTTGTATGCTACCCAACTTGGATAAGAAGATTTTTCCATTACAAAACTTAATGCTAACTCGCTAGTAAATCCCGCCTTAAGTAAAGACTTATAGTATTCATTGAGCCATATACAATACATTTCTAACTCTGTATACTGTTCGTTTTCTACAGTGCGTGGCTTACGACTTCGTGGTTGTGGTTTTTTCTTACGTTGTGCCATAACTACCTCCGCATTACAGTTCTTGCGCTAGCACTTCCTTTTCCACTAGCACTAAGGCTAGATAATAAACTCTGTAAAGCCCCACCTTCAGGAGCGCCTCCTGCTGGCGCTGCGGGAGCAGGGGACGGTTGCTCAACCATAGAAGTAGCCCCAGCAGGAGGTAATTCTTCTGGCTCAAAGATATCTTCTATAGCATCTTCAAGAGCCTGTCCCTTTTGACGAGACTTAATAACACCAGCAATTTTGCGAATAATGTCTGTAGGGTCTCCGCCTTGAACTGCCATCTGCGGTATAGCAAGTGTGTATTGTTGTAATGAAGCCATCAATGCACTGCGTAAATCTTCTACTTCAATCTTCTCTTGCTCTTGAGTTACGTTAATACCAAATGGTAATTCACGTTGTGCTAAATCTTTAGAGATAAGTTTGCCACCCAAAGCCTGCAACATAAAAATAAGACCTTGTGCTGGGTTAAGACCAGCAAGCATTCCATAGCGAACATCTGCTGTGTAATCGCTTTTAATGTCTTTGCCAGGGGTATATTCAATAGCATAAGGAGAACCAGCATCTACACCACGAATAGTCTTTTGATAGTTAAAAAACTTTTCATCAATTTCAAAACAAACAGAAATAACATCTTTAAGCGCTGAAGCAAAAATAGCCTGAGCAGACTTGACCTGTGTGTCAAAGCCTCCCATAAGTGCCTGCACACCTTGTCCTGTGATAATGCTGGCATCAATGTTTCCAGTACGTCCCTCTGGATAACGTGTTCCCGTTCTTAGTTCTTGCTGTAGTAAAGCCTGTTCAGTAAATGCTCCAGGTGGAATATTTAAATCAACACGGCGAACACCAGCAGGGTTAGCGGTGCGGATAACAGCATCGC